TGCTGGGGGGTGTCGCTCGCGCTGAACAAAAGGCTCTGAACAAGACCGACGCCGGCGCCGCTCCCGACAGGAAATGGCTTCTTGACGCCTTCGCCGAGTGCATGCGGGCGGTCAAGGACCCCGACACGCGGCTAGGCTCGTGATCTCAAACTGAGACGTCGCCCTTTGGCCCGCGATTTGGGTGGGATCGTGCCAGCGTTGGTTGGCGCGCCCGCAGCCGTCCGTACACGGATCTCCGGCTAACCGGGGGCGCGGTCTTCATCTCGTCCTGACCGGCCCCCAGCCGGGGCCGCCATGCCACCCGCCAAGCCCGCTCGCGCGGGCTTTTTCATGCGCCGTTTCTTGATCTGCTGCTTTTGGGGAGCCAAGCCTTGTCCGACGACGAGATCATCAAGGAGGCCCGCGAGGCGTTCGAGCTGGCGGCGGAGGCGGAGGCGGAGAACCGGCGCGAGGCGCTGGACGACCTGCGGTTCGCCCGGCTGGGGGAGCAGTGGCCGGCGGCGATCAAGCGGGAGCGAGAGCTGGACGGGCGGCCGTGCCTGACCATCAACCGGCTGCCGGCCTTCATCCGCCAGGTGGTCAATGACGCGCGGCAGAACAAGCCGGCGATCATGGTGCATCCGGCGGGCGACGGGGCGGACCCGGCGACGGCGGAGGTGTTCAACGGGCTGATACGCCACATCGAGCAGAGCTCGGACGCGGAGGTGGCCTATGACACCGCGCTCGACTTCGCGGTGACCGGGGGCTTCGGCTATTTCCGGATCAACACCCGCTATGCCTCCGACGACACCTTCGACCAGGACCTCGCGGTGGAGCGGGTGGCCAACCCGTTCTCGATCTATGGCGACCCGAACGGGACGGCGGCGGACAGCTCCGACTGGAACTGCGCCTTCGTGGTCGACACCCTGCCGAAGGCCGCCTTCGAGGCGCGCTGGAAGGGGGCGGACGCGGTCGACTGGTCGGCCGACAGCTATGCGGCGCTGAACAGCCCGTGGCTGGACGGCGAGCGGGTGATGGTGGCCGAGCACTGGCGGCGGGAAGCCGTGCAGCGGACGATCGTGGCGCTGTCCGACGGCCAGGTGGTCGAGGTGGCCGTCTACGAGAAGCAGAAGGCGATGTTCGACGCGCTGGGCGTCAGCGTCGTGGGCCGGCCGCGCCAGGTGGCGAGCCACAAGGTCACCCAGCGGATCATGACCGGCGCCGAGGTGCTGGACACGGTTGAGTGGGCCGGTCGGTGCATCCCGATCGTGCCGGTCTATGGCGAGGAGCTGCATGTGGACGGCCGCCGGCGGCTGCGCGGCCTGGTGCGCGACGCCAAGGATCCGCAGCGGATGTTCAACTACTGGCGGACCACCTCGACGGAGCTGGTGGCGCTGGCCCCCAAGACCCCGTTCATCGGCCGCAAGGGCGCGTTCGAGACCGACAGCGCCAAGTGGGCGACGGCCAATACCGCGACCCACGCCTACATCGAATACGACGGCCCCGAGCCGCCCATGCGCCAGCCGCTGGGCGGGGCGCCGGCCGGGGCGATCCAGGAGGCGCTCAGCGCCAGCGACGACATGAAGTCGATCATGGGCCTCTATGACGCGAGCCTGGGCGCGCGGTCGAACGAGACCTCCGGCAAGGCGATCCTGATGCGCCAGCGGGAGGGCGACGTCTCGACCTTCCACTACATCGACAACCTGAACCGGGCGATGCGCCACGCCGGGCGGATCCTGCTGGACCTGATCCCCAAGGTCTATTCGACGCCCCGGGTGGTGCGGGTGCTGGGGGCCGACGGGCAGGCGAGGGCGGTGGCGGTGAACCAGCCGCCCGCGCCGGCCAGCCCGGGCGGCGCGGCGCCGCCGGCCCCGCAGCCAGGCGCGCCGGGGGTCCAGGGCGGGGAGCTCGGCGAGATCGAGAAGATCTACGACCTGACGGTAGGCAAGTACGACCTGACCGTGACCTCGGGCCCCAGCTTCACCAGCCGCCGGGAGGAGGCGGCCAACCAGATGATCGAGCTGATCCGCGCCTATCCGGCCGCGGCGCCGGTGATCGGCGACCTGCTGGCCAAGAACCTCGACTGGCCGGGCGCCGACGAGGTGGCCCAGCGCCTGCAGGCGATGCTGCCGGCCCAGGCCCGCGGCGTCTCGCCCGAGGCGCAGGCCGCCCAGGCGCAGGTGGCGAAGCTGAGCCAGGCGCTGACCGCCGCCCAGGCCCAGGTCGCGGCCCTGCAGCAGGACCGCGCCAACGCCGCGCGCAAGCTGGAGATCGACGCCTTCGAGGCCGAGACCAACCGCCTGAAGGCGATCCGGGGCTAGCCCCGCGCCTACGCCACACCCATGCGCTGAACGCGAAAGGATCCCATGGAAGACCAGGACAACAAGATCGGCGACGAGGACGACATCGCCACGGCGGACCCGGCGGGCGACGATCCCGACGGGACGTTCGAGCTGGAGCTCGACGGCCAGACCCACACCCTGCCGGCGGCCCTGAAAGGGGCGTTCCTGCGGCAGGCGGACTATACCCGCAAGACCCAGGAGGTGGCGCAGCAGCGGCGCGCCCTGATCGCCGAGCGGCAGGCCGTAGCGGCCCACGCCCGGGCGGTGGGGCAGGCGAGCCAGGGCCAGGTGCAGCTGGCGGCGCTGGATCACCAGCTGCAGGGTTTGCAGGACGTCGACTGGCGGACCTATGCCGCCCAGGACCCCAAGGGCGCCCAGGCCCTGTGGGCCCGCTTCCAGGCGATGGGCCAGGCGCGCGCCGACCTCGCGCAGATGCTGGCGCATCACGCCGAGCGAGGGCGCTTGCAGGCGGCGCGGGAGGGTGCGGCGCGGATGGCCGCCACCGGCCAGACCCTGCAACGGGACATCGAGGGCTGGTCGCCGGAGCTGGCGGCCAAGCTGGTCGAGTACGGCCGCGGCCATGGGGTGACGCTGCAGGAGCTGGGCGCGGCGGACGACCCGCGGGTCTGGAAAATCCTGCACTGCGCCTATCAGGGCGACCAGGCGCGCCAGCAGGACGGCGCGTCGGCGGCCGCGATCAAGGCGCAGGCCGTGCGCCCGGCGGTGACCGTCAGCGGCTCGGCGGCCGGCGGCGGCGGCGTGCGCGACGAGCTGGCGACCAAGGAATGGATGAAACGGCGCAACGAACAGATGCGGAAGGGCCGCTGATGGCGACGTTCCTTTCCGATCCAGACGGGTCGTTGCCGGCCCAACCGGCCCCGTTTCCCGCGGGCGCGCCGCTGATGACGCTCAACGACTGGGCGGCGCTGGCCTCCGCGCCGACGCGGCCAGTCGGCACGCAGGTCTCGGTGCGCGCCACGCCGGTTTCCGCCGTCGGGAACCACGCAGACCACATGTTCGTCGAATATGACGACGGGCAAAATCAGCTGATCGCGAGAGGCGAGCCCTCCAAGACCGGATCGCAGTTCCTTCCGGGCCTGCTCAGCGGAACCAATCGCGTCGCCGCGGAGGTGACGCCGGAAGCCCTGAGCAAGGACTATCGGGCCCCTTACCGTCCGATCGCCTCGACCTTCCTGCCGGGTATGACGTCCGACCAAGCCGCCGAGGCGGCGCGGCGACACGCCCAGGGTATCGGCCTCGGCGGGAATGCCTATGGTCCGCTGACCAACTCGAACAGCTACGCGGCGGATGTCGCCGAGCCACTCCTGGGCTGGCGGCCGGGCGATGGGCGCACCTGGGGATACAAGAGCCACCTCAGCGACGCCGCGGCGCCGGGCATCGATTTCTCCGGGCCGCTAAACCCCGAGAACCTGACGCCGATCATCCGGAATCCTCCATTCTGACGCCGTCGCGCGCCACCCTGGCCATCAGTCCGTACGCGCTGGCGCACAGGCTGAAGAAGGCGACGACCAGGGTGAGCCCCAGGCCCAGCATGGCGCCGAACCCCGTGTCGTCGCCGCCCAGTCCGGGCGTCGCCCAGACCGTGAACGCGAGGGGCGCCACGATGGGCGCCCAGGGCATGAGTAGCCGCCAGCTGAGCCGGCGCCGATCCCGGGCGGCGGCGAAGCTCCACCAGGCCGACGCCAGCACATAGAGCAGGAGCGACAGCCAGCCTGCGGCGCCGGCGATTTCGTCGCCCGCGCCGCTGCGCCCGGTCAGGAACCAGGTGGAGACCGCCGCGAGCATGAGGCCGGCGGGCAGCAAGTATCGCCAGATCATCGCCATGGGTTCCCGTTTCGTTCGATACACTAGCCGCCAGCTTGGCTATGACAAGACCCATTCTGCGAGAGGCACATTCAGCGCCGCGCTCGATCGACCGCGGGCAGACCAAGACCTTCGCTGAAGCCCAATCCACGCCGCCGCCGGCTGAGGCCGGCCGCCGCCGAGCAAGCGCGTCCGCGCCTCGGAGGCTCTCGCGCGGCCGAACCCCAACCCCATTCCGAAAGGGACCCTGAATGTCCAACGCATTCCTGACGCCGACCGCGGTGACGCGCGAGGCCCTGCGCGTGCTGCACCAGAAGCTCAACTTCGTGGGCTCCATCACGCGCGACTACGACGACAGCTTCGCCCGCCAGGGCGCCAAGATCGGCGACACCCTGAAGATCCGCCTGCCGAACCAGTACACGGTGCGCAGCGGCTCGACCCTGAACCTGGGGAACACCGACACCACGGAATCCACCGTGGACCTGAAGGTGCAGACCCAGAAGGGCGTCGACCTGAACTTCACCTCCGTCGACCTGACGCTCGCCCTTGACGACTTCTCCGAGCGCATCCTGGAGCCGGCCATGGCCGTGCTGGCCGCCAACATCGAGGCGGACGCCATGAACATGTACAAGGACGTCTACAACCAGGTGGACAACCAGGGTCAGCCGGCGAGCTTCACCAAGGTGCTGCAGGGCCGCAAGATCCTGGTGGACAACCTGGCGCCGCTGAACGCGCGGACCTGCAATCTGAACACCCAGGACAACGTCGACATGGTCGACGCGCTGAAGGGCCTGTTCAACGACCAGGCCACGATCGGCAAGCAGAACCGCGAGGGCTTCATGGGCCGGACCGCCGGGTTCGACTTCATGGAGAACACCCTGTGGCCGTCGCATCCGCGCAGCGCCGCGGCGGGCTATCTGATCAACGGGGCGAACCAGACCGGCGCGACGCTCACCGTGAACACCGGCACGGGCGTCCCGGTGCAGGGCGACGTCTTCACCATCGCCGGCGTCTTCCGGGTGCACCCGGAGACCAAGCAGTCGACGGGCGTGCTGCAGCAGTTCGTGATCAATGCGGGCACGGCGACCACGACCTCGTTCCCGATCAGCCCGGCCATCGTCACCAGCGGGCCGACGCAGAACGTGTCGGCGTCGCCGGCGAGCGGGGCGGCGGTGAGCTTCTCCGGCACGGCCTCGAACAACTACGGCCTGTCGATGGCCTATCAGAAGGGGGCGTTCGCCTTCGCCAGCGCCGACATGGTGATGCCGCGCGGCGTCGATTTCGCCGCCCGCGAGGCCTACGACGGGGTGTCGATGCGGATCGTGCGCCAGTACGACATCAACAACGACAAGTTCCCGTGCCGGCTGGACGTGCTCTACGGCTACAAGACCATCCGCCCGCAGCTCGCCTGCCGGCTGGCCAACCACTAGCCGCCCCGCCGGCTTCTCCGGGCGGCCCGCGACGGCCGCCCGGACCCTTTCCCGACATCATTCATCGAGGCCGCCGATGGCGATCACGACCTATGCCGAGCTGCAGGCGGCGGCGGCCAACTGGCTGGTGCGCGCCGACCTGACCCAGCGGATCCCCGAGTTCATCGCGCTCGCCGAGGCCCGGTTGAACCGGGTGCTGCGCGCCCGGCTCGCCGAGGTTGAAACCGCGCTCACCGCGACGGTGGCCGCCCGCACGATCCCGCTGCCGGCGGGCTTCGCCGAGCCCCTGGCGCTATGGATCATGCCGGCGGCGACGCGGGAG